CATACGCATGAAACCATTCATCAATGTCTGAGTGTCATCCATGTTTTCGGCAATACCTACACCAAAGAAACTGTAAGGATTAAGTTCATACGGTGCAGCCATGTAAGGAATACGAGTAGGTTTAAAGGGATTAATTACCATACGAATAAGTTTATTATTACAAATCCATACATTAGCCTGTAGTTCATCTGAGTCTTTTAATTCAGAAGGAATGTCTACATCATTATCAAGTAACATCTGCGTGTCAATAACACCCCAGTATTCTAGTACTTCAAATCGTTCTATGCCACTCTCAGGAGCATAGTCGGATAGGTCATCTTCCCAGTACTCTTTAACGTAGTTTTCGCCCATAGAAATAACTTCTTCAATAACTTGGCTACGAAAAAAGGGACGTTTCTTTAATGCCCGTAAACGAGTACGGGATAACTTGTGACGTTCAATTACATATTGTGCATCATCCATATTAGCTGCGTCTGGATCAGGATAAAAATTCCACACAGATACGTTGGATACTTGAGGTACAGTTTTAATAGACGGGTTATACGAACCGTCATCTTCCCAATTAGGGTACTCTTTATCAACTGCAAATGGACCTTTCATAACACCAGTACCAAATAGTGCCATCTCAAATGCAGTACTACGTAGATGTTTATTAGCACTGGACTCTTCTAGTTGGTCATGGATTTTCTTTTGCATCTTCTTAGCTGCAACCATAGTAGGGCTAAAAGTAATTGCAGTAGGAGTTTTACCCACACCTTCTTTTAGATTCTCAACACCTTCAAGTTTTTTAGTTAGAGGACCAAGCTGCTCAGCCAAAGTTCTGGAAGTAGCACCTGCGGGAAGTTTTTTACCATCTTCTCTAAAGCCGTAAGGACTTGTTTCTTCTTCTCTGTCAGAAAGTTCTTTAGGTAATTTAGAATCAAAACTTACATCTGCTACTACGCCATCAGGCAATTCAGTAGGATCAATAGTAATCGGAAATGCATTGTTAGCAAACAGGACATCAACAATTTGACCATAGGCAGCTAGTGTCTTGGTCTTAGTTACTTTGATAAATATGCGAGACTTTTCTGCCTCTGTAAATTGTACGTCAGGACCATACAGGCCACGATAGTTACGGTATGCTCGTAGCCACCTGTCTTCATCCTGTTTACGATAGTCTTCTGCTTTACTAAACTTTCCCATTATGTATGGGATAATCTTGCTTTCATCATAATCTGCTACTGAAGAATCATCTGAATCTTCTAGGCCAGCAACCTTGTCTTCCATAAAAGTATCATCTTCATTTGCCATTTATATTACCCTTAGTACCCAAATGTTGCATCTGCTACACGCATTCCACGATGTGGTCCGTCATTAAAATCTTTATCAAATATACTAAATCTTGGTCTGGACATTATACCGTACCGTAAAGCATCATACAAGTGGTCTTCTGAAGTAGTGTCTATATCTTCAGGATTTCTCTTATCAAGAGGTAGAGCAGGTATCTGTGATATAAGATTAGTACAAGTGTTAAAGAATACTAGTCTAGCTTCTTCTGTGTATTCGTCAACCTGCAAACGTCTATGTACTTCATTCTTACCAGCAACACGAGAACCCCTACTACGATCTGACGGGCGAAACCTGCACCCACGATGAATCATTTGTTCAGCAAGGCTAGGACCAGTATCTCCACGTTTATGCCACAAAGAACTATCTAACACACCATATTTAATGTTCCCATCCCCAGCTTCTAATTCCATAATCATGTCAGCCAAATCTGTGGCAAGTACTTTAGATACGTATAGTTCCCTGTAGACAACAAGCTGTTCGGATGGAGTAACAGCAAACCAAACCACACCAGACTTACTGCCATATCCATAGTCACAAGCCCTAAACTTAACCCAATTGTTGGGAATATCGAAAGGGTCAATAACGTGCGTCTTACGGTCAAACTCTGTGAAAGCTGCACCTTCCTTGATATCCCAATCCCCATCAAGTAATTGCCTCCGTTGTTGTTCAGGTAGTGATAAAAGCATAGCTTCGTAGTCACCGTGTAGTGCTAAGTATGGATTGTCACTTAGCCTTGCAGGAATAAATCTACGTTTAAATAGGGGTCTTCCAGCTTTAGCATGACCCGTAGGATAACGTAGTGTTTGACTAGTATCAATATCGGTAGCATTAAAAGATACATTTGAAGGAGCAGGGTCAATAAACATTTTCTTAACCCAACTATGTCCCCTACCACCTGGATTAGTAGTAGCCCTCATATACACGGGTAAGTCGGGTGCAGTGGACCGTAGACGAGAACGCATGTAGTTCCATGCGAAGGGGGTGGGCCACTGCGTAAGCTCGTCAAAGCCTATCCAACTAAACGCCAGACCTTGGTAACGGAGGGCATCGTCTTCTTTATCCAGATAAGACATCCACAACCTAGCACCAGAGGGCGCAGTCCACTGCATCTTTCTCTCTGACCATTTAATTCCAGGCCAAATCTTGGGATACATCTCTTGAGACTTAACTACAAGCTCACGAAGTTCCTCAGTTGTGTGACGTAGTAGTAGTCCACTGAAGCTAGGATGTCCCATAAATCTTAGGGGGTCAGCAAGCATGGCATAAGATTTACCACCACCAGCACTACCACCATATAGTACCTCACGTTCACCTGCTGCTAGGAACTCAGTCTGCGGCCCTAGATTAGGTTTAAAGATGATGTTATGAACTTGTTCAATCTGTTCTACCGCAGTAGTGTCAATGATTGAAATAGGTTCAGGTACTGGCTGCTGTGTCTTCTTTGTTGCTACTCGCCCCGATACCTTTGGCTTCAATTTCTTTCGCCTTGGCGACCGCCTTTTGGGCATAGTTTGCCCATCTGCGTAAGCTTGCAACTTTGTTTTTTCTTCTTCGTTCATTCTTCAATCGTTTCATTAAACCCACATGGGATATGGTTCTACCCGTATGTTTAGTTAGCCAGTTAGCTACTTCTCTATACGAATATTGTTTAAGATAATTTTTAGCTACCTCAAGTTTATCCAGTTCATCGACTATCGGTAATAGTATACCTTCATCTTCAGGATCAACTTCATATCCAAAGGGTATTGTACGTGAAATTTTGGGTATTGCAACCCATAAATTATTTTCTTTTATATCGGTAAACTGTGGGAGTTTAAATTCTCCTACTGAACTACTCCTCGTCATCATCAATAGCATAGTCTACTGGGTTCTTCATCGGCATTAACATAACGCCACCCTTAGCTTCAACCTGTAGTTTTTCAGTCTTGACTAGCCCTGTACGATCCAGCAATTCTTTAGCTGCAGACATCTTGTCACGTATACCTAGCTCTGTGGGGTCATACAGGCCCCCTACAAGGGCGTAAGCAGCTTTAGGGGCATTACGAGCCATAAAAGTTTGAGTAGCTTCTAGCACCTCTTCCTTAAGCCCGTTGACAATCTCTGTAGTACTGGATGAGTCAGCATAGCCAGCAAGTTTCTTAGCCATAACTACGTCACCATTGGCATGATCAAACAGTGCATTTAAAAATGCCTGTTGTTTATCTGTTAGTACTCTAGTCATCTTGTTTTTCCTTGCCGCAGGTACATCTCTTACCTCTTTGCAAACTTGGCAGCTTGCTCAAAAGTTTCTTTATTACGTCTTGTCCAGCCCTTGCCAAACGTAGGAAAGGTGCTAAGATTTTCGTAAAAGTGTTGCCTAGAATCATACATTTTCTCCACAATAATTTCGGGTTCTATATCACCAACGGCACGTAAAGTGTAAAAACCAACGCCACCATCAGCAGTAACACCAACAATGCGTTGTAGAGCCTTAACTGCCCTACTTGGTCCAGAATTAACTCCCCAATCAAAGACTGACCAATCAACGCCTGAAGGAAGATCATCACAACGTGCTTTATCCCAGTAGTTAGACTTGTATATGGGGCCAACATCTTCGGGTGTTAGTGCTCTCATTTCAGCTTCGGTGCTTTCACGGCCAATGTATGAATCATACACAGCCTTAGTCACACCGAGATTAGTCATACCACCAGGATCTTTGGCATGATTTACATATCCCCCCTCGTGAGACAGTAACATAGCTAAACATTCATCAAAGTTATTTTTCATTTAGACAACCCTTTAGTTTTTTCAAAAGTACGTAGTCCCGAAATTCCTAGCATACCCATTAATATAGGCATAAGAGTACTCATGTCAAATTTTGGTAGGGGTGGCAGTTCTACCCCAGATATAATGAGAATGAATACCATAATAGGCTGTAGTATAAAATGGTAAGCAAAAGCAATGCCACATACCCAGCCAATTCCTGGCCTCCAACCGCCCTTAAACAACGATCCACTAGCAGCTTCAGCCTTATTAACTTCCAATTGCCCAAGGGCTATCTCCTGTGCATGATTATCTGCCATAGTGGCAATGTCATGGGCTAGTTTAGCAGCCTGATCTTTATCTGGGATGACTTTATCTAATAGTCCAGCTACTGGACCTATAAGAGAAGTTAGTATACTCATGTTTTAAGCCCTATACTTTTTAGTCTTGTTAGCTATAGCTTTCGGCTGAGCCACAAATTGTTTCCCCGCCACCGTCCCTTTACGTTTAGCAGCCGAAGTTTGGGCGTATTGACTGCTAGATAAAGCTTTAATTGCCTTTTTAGGCAGATAACGTTCACCCGTTGCACTCGATCCTCGTACACTAGGTTTTCCACTCTTAGTCCCCCATTTTTCTTTAGTCCAACTAGTCAAAGACTTTTGGGCTGGGGTCTTAGTACCAGTATACGTACCACCTTTTGCTTTGTATATCTTACCTGCCTGTTGCATGGCTCTAGCAGAGTGACCACCCATCTTACGGGTAGCCTCTGCTTTTGCCTTAGCCCATAACTTAGGGTTGGTACGACCCATTTACCTGTCTCCCAAATGCAATGTGAGGTATATCACCCCGTTTAATGCCAATATCTCTTAGTTGATAGTCTGTCATACTAGATAGCTGATCTAATATTTTGTGTGAAGCATGGAATTTTTTTAATCCCTTTGCATATTTTTTTGGTGATGTAGTAATATTTAACCATAGTTTCTTAAGCATTTATTTTCTCCTTATGCTGGCGTACCACATACAGTGGTCATAAGAAGAGTTATATCATAGTTAGTTGTATCACACTATTGCTAAGATAGCAACCCCGTTATGTGTTTTAAACGGGGCTGCTGTTATTAAGTTAAACTATGCCGTAGAGATTAATCAAGGAGTAATCTGTAGTTACGTTAACGATCATAACTGTACCAACCACTTGAATGACATCACCAGCAGCAGGACCAACAGCACCAGCAGCACCAAGAGGTACAGCATGATTACCTACAACAAGAGTACCTGAAGTAAGTACAGCCTGTGGTCCAGATACAGCCATCCAACCATAGTGAGAAGCAGCCATATCAGAAACTGTTACACCCATTGTTGCGCCTGTAGTTGTAGCAGCTTGAACAATCAAAGCACTAAGAGGATCAGCAACAATTGTTACTAATGTGTTTGAAGAAGCTACGATAGCTGTAA